TAGTAGTATCAATATTACGACTATCTAAAAGTGTCCTAGTAATGCTATTCTCAGTGTCAAAATAGAGTACATAAGCATCGGGGTTAGTATCAAGGAAGTTCTTAACAACGGCGAGAGAGAAGAAAGTCTTTCCAGTGCTGCTTTCTCCAGCAATGGCAGTGATCTTATTAGAAGACACACCACCAAATATAGAGCCTGAACACAACCCATTAAAGATATAACTTCCTGTATCAACGTATTGTTCGACTTCAACAATTTCTGACGCCAGTTTTGTAAAATCGTCTCCAATTTCATTTACAATATCTTTTAAAAAATTCATCTAAATTTTAATCAATAAATCTATATATTAATACTCCCCCGACTGGAATCGAACCAGTAACATCAAAGTTAACAGCTTTGCGCTCTGCCTGATTGAGCTACAGGGGATTGTGTGTATATTATACATCACATGAAATCCTATGTCAATTAAAGAAGGAATCTAAAGTTGTAGTTCTCTCCACTCTCCATCCAATAGCATCCAATATAACTTTTAATGGGTCAAGAAAAGCTTTACTAAATTGTAAATCATAATCAATATACTTACTAAGACCCAACTCTAATGGAAAATCAGAAACAAAAGAAATAACATTCTCCCTAATAGGATTGGCCTTCTTCAAATAACAAAATTTAATCTTCTCTCCATTCTGAATAAGTGAATACTTGTTATCCAATTTCCTCTCTTTAATATAATAATTGAATAACAATGCTCCCCTAGAATGAATAGGAGTACCTTTTGAATAAATTGTTACAGTAGACTTATACTTATTAACATCAGATACAGTACGGGGAAATGATATATCTTCAGGAGGAAGTGAATTAAACTTTTTACGACAATTCTCAATATATTCAATAACATCATTCTCTGTACCATTCATCATAAGTTTCAGAGCATCTTTAATCATTGACCTACAAGGTGCGGGAGTAGAAGACTTAACAGCCTCAATACCCATTATCTTCAACTTAGGTTCTTCATACCTAACACCTTCACTATCCCATACATTAAGAATATACCTCTTCTTAGCAGTCCAAATACCACGATCAGCAATATTCTCACGCTTCATCTCCATCTTTTGAGCATAAGCATTTACATAATCTGCCAACTCATCATACGAAGATTCAATAAAAGGTTCTAATTTATCCTGACAAATCCTATCTAAAATAGAAACAACCTTAACTTTATCACCAACCTTATCACCAAAAAATTTTTCAACCAAAGGTCCAAAATTAATATAAATCGAATCAGTATCTGATGCTACAACATAATCTACATTTTCACTCTTAAGTAAATCATTCAAATACCCATTTACCTTATTCTCAATCCAACGAATAGATACCTGACCAGACAAAGTAATTGCCTCAGCATTTGCTAGTTTATAATATCTGAAATATTGATTTCCGATTGACCCATAGGCAGAGTTAAGAGCAATCTTCTTTGCCATCTGAAAGTTTGTATACTTAGTAATATCCTTTACAGTCTGCTTATGTAAAAGAGCAAGTTCTCTATTACTTAATTTTTCATATGGATTATCTTCTGATACAACAATATCATCTTCGGGTCCTTCACCCGAACCACCGATTAGATATCCCACTATGTAACACCCCTCCTTTTCATTTCAGCTTCAATATCTACAAGTATCTGTTTAGATTCTAACATCTTCTTCTTATACACTTTACGGTCATCATACATACTCTGCATCATCTCTGGCATCATACCCAAAATATCTTTACGATACATTGCACCATTAGCACATACAGCATAATCCTTATAATCAGAAAAATCAGCCTCTTCATTTAAAATTTTCTCTACATTAACAGAAGGATGTTTCTCCTCCATCAATGTCTCAGGAGATATATTATACTGCATCATAAGATGAGGATAAAGTGAATTTAAATCAAAACTAACAACATAATCATAAGATCCAGGTATTGGCTCCTTTACATAAGCTCCTGCAAATTTATCAGTCTTATCACTATCATCTTTTTGAGGAATAACTATATCCTTCTTCTTAAGATAATTATAAATGATAGTATCCCACATCCTAACTTGAAATAATACATCAAGATAATTTACTTTAGCACTATAAGCCATAGTAAATGCTAACTCAATTAACTTCATCTTATCTTCCAAACGGTCAACAAGTTCAACGTCAATTATGTTATAATCAATATACTTTTTCCAATTACCATTATAAAATTCTTTAAAAGTATTAAACTCAGACCAATCAAGTTTCTTCTGACCTAATTCCACATCAGCAATATAATCCAACCGATAGGACTCTCTATTTGTATAGGTAAACTTCTTATACAAATCAAGATAATCTAAATTTGTTAACCCACCAATATCAAATACGGTGTGTTCTCTACCCATAATAGTATTGGTTTTTCTTGTAATCAATCCCCAAGGTGAAAGAAGTCTCATCTTCTTCTCACCCATAATCCTACTAATTCTTCCACAGATATATGGAACGTCAAACAAATTACAATTCCAACCAGTTATAACATCCGGAAAATCACTACCCCAATAATAAAGAAATGATTCTATCATAGCAACTTCATCTTCAAAATAATGATATGTCACATTCTTCTGAGTTGCAGTATAAGGCTTCCTCCCCCAAGTATGGATTTGTTTTGTATTATAATCCTGCATTGATATTGCAAGAATCTCTTCAATACAATCCTCTGGATTGGGGAATCCATTTTCAGAAGCAACCTCAATATCAATAGTTACAATCTTAATATGTCTAGTATCAAACTTAATCTCATCTTGAGGATACTTATCTGAAATATATTGGAAGATATATCTATCATTCCCATATATCTTAAATCCATCCACATCTTGATACTTAGAATAAAAATCCCTACAGTCTCTGACAGTTCCTGGTTGAATAGATTCTACATTATCACCTTCAAGAGTTTTATATTTACTTTCTCTATTAGATTTTACAAAAAGAGTTGGAGTATATTTCTCCTTATATCTTACCTTCTTACCATTCTCATAACCACGAAAAAGAATTTCGTTCCCAATCAATTGAACATTAGTATAAAAACCCGAAGACATAGGATCAACCCTTTAGAAGTGCCTCATATTTTTTAATATTTTTAGTATTCGGATCAATGATTGTTAGAATCTTATCAGATTGAATCATAAAAATATTTTGAGATGTGAAATCTACAAACCAAGGAGAAAATTCCATAGTAGATGGATTGATAATAAATGGTTCTGTTAATTTACAATCAGGATCCCCAAGTTCAGATGATACTTCATCAATCTGGCTCAAGATCATAGTACCATCAACTAAAACAAGGATCTTTAAATTTTCCACGAAATCTTTTTACGTCTTATATATGTATTATACCACATACACCAAGAAGGACAAGGGGGAATGACCCCCAGTCCATATCAGAACCAATCCTTGCGTTGATGGTGTTCTGGAATTACCTTACCCAATTCTACTGATAATAGTCCATCTTCAAAGCTGACGGATCGTACCTCTGTATCGTCGGCGAGCGTCCATTGTCTGGTGAAGGAACGTTGGGCCAATCCTTTATGGATAAATTTTGCATCTGTTTCCTTATCTTCTTTCTTGCCTTCCACAAATAACTTTCCAGTTTGTGTGTAGACTTTGACTTCTTTCGCTTTAAATCCCGCAAGAGCAATCTCTAACCTAGATAATATTTCACTCAAATGCACAAGATTGTATGGTGGATAATTCTGTGTAGTTTCATTTAAATTGAAAAAACGATCCAGGTAATCATCCATTCCTATGCTGTTCCTATTGATTCTATCCATCAATTCAGGAAGATTTGCAGCATGATACTTTGCTAATGCTGTTTGCATTGTTCTTAGCTCCTTTTAAAGCGAGTTTGTGTTTTGTGGACCCATAAGGCATCCACACTTATTTATAACACAAATTCTAAAAAAGAGCAGTAGGGTTTACCGCCACTTTTCAGAATACAAGAAATTCCCATCTCTCCGAAAAGAAGTAGGTCTTTTTTTGTGTATATGAGTGAGATAAAAGTTTGTATAATTCACAATCACTAAAAGGATTAATAATA